TGACGTTGAAAATTTTATTTCGCGCGCAGAACTCACTGCCTCACGCAGTTATGGAGCTCTCGCTAAATTTTCAGTGTCATTTAATTCAATCAATGTTTTTCTCACTACTATTTCATTATATTGTATGAAGGCTATAGACTTTGTTGCCCAATTGATAACAGGTCTACCCTTTTTTGAGAACTCAAGAGCAGCTCATCTAATTCATCAGAAATGGAAAACCCTAGTTGATCTAACTACGGGTAAAGATGCCTCTAAACTAAAAACCGACCGAGATTTTTGTTTGAAGGTGATCAAATCATTTGATGAATTGGAAGCTGCTACTAAGTTACCAGGATATTCTAAAATTACAGAGACTAAGCAAGCTGCAATTACTAATCTTAGATTCCGAGTCCTAGACGATGTTCGAACCGCTTATGTCACTTTGTCCAACAAGCATGGACGACAGGAGCCGGTTTGGGTGTATGTTGAAGGACCACCGAAGCAAGGAAAGTCTTTGTTTATGAAGTCTTTAATTATGGGTGTCAGGCGAAAGCTTGGTTTACCTAAAATTGACATGACTCAGGTTTATCCTAGATCTACTACAGATAAATTTTGGTCAAATTATTCAGGACAATGGGTCACCATGATTGATGATCTATTCCAGAGTAAAGATACAGAAATTCGTGGACGTGAAGCATACGATATGATCAGGCTAGTCAACACTGTGCCCTACCCAGTTGACATGCCTGATGTCGGATCAAAAGGAATTACTTTTTTCACATCACCACTTATTATGACCACTACTAATGTTATTAATGACAATGTTGTTAATTTAGGCTTGCATGATACTAAAGCTCTTTGGAGACGTAGAACCTTACACGTTTCCTTAAGACTTAAGACCACAGCAAGTAATATTAACATTTCTGCATTAAATAAAGATCAGTTTCAGAATGATTACGACGTGGAAATTCTTACACCAGGAGCTAATCCAGGTATGTTTGTTCGTGAGTTAGTGACCCCGATAGAACTCATAAATAGAATAGCAAAAGAATACACAATACGTCAAATTAATTTTGAAAAAGGAGAACCAATGACCGCAATATCTGATGAAGATTGGGATGCTTTTTTCCCAAAACCACCGTCATCACCTTTGTTGTCGTCCAGTTCCTCGACATCTTCTTCAGATGACGATATGGACAATGATAATGATAATGACTCAGATAATAAACCAACTCCGGAAGTATCTCAGGAACAAGAAATGAGAGATTTAAAGAGAAGGAATAGAAAGCGAGTCAAGAAATTGAAGAAGGATATACGACGATTGGAAGAAGCTCATGAAAGAAGAGAAGAAGTACGCGAGTATGAGGGATCTCTTTTTCCACGACATGATCCATACGTTAATGAAGCGGCAGGAACAGGACTGCTTAGCGACGAAGACGTTATGGAATCACAAGTTTTGGATCATCCTTTTGCAATAATGAGGCATGATCCATCACAACCTTGTCAAAATCCTTCTTTATGTCAACATCGTGGCGTACTGTCACCATCATGGAATTTGTTTGTTTCAGCAATTCTAGATAGGCCGGTATGTTACTACGATGGACGCCATCGCTTTTGGGAGCGTGTGAATGCCATGGACAATAGATCAAAATCTTTAGTTTATCATGCTTATTATAATTATTTTGATAAGGATTTTCGATTCATTGTTAGGCAAGTGCCCGTACAATCAGGAATTAATGTACATCACATCCCAGTAGTGAAGGCAGTCATGCTGCTTCCAGGACAACCCACAATTACTCGTTTCTTTGAAACAGATCATTGGATTTCGCAAAATTGGAGAATGTTTAATGATGACAGAACAATGGCTATGATGGATATTTCTTATCCAATATGGCCAGATGATGTTTGTCGAACGGTGCCTTTAACCGCGCGGCGTAACTATAGTCAGATATTATTCGGAACTCAACAATTTTGTATCTCTAACGAGGAATTTCAAGCTGCACATCCAGGAGACGATATTGTTCAATTTATGAATGAATTAATGCCGGACCAGAATGCAATGGCTCATCCGTCGATTTGGACACGAACGAAAGATTTCAGAACTGATGTATGGGATATGATTGTTTCGAACTTTCTATTCTATGCATGCGTTTTTGGAGTGGTTGCGTTATCAGCTCTTTCATTGTGCGTGACAGGATTCCTTCTTTCGATGGGATTCAAGTTAGCTAAAAAATGGACTATGACCAGCCAATCTTTTGACAAAACAGCAGCAAAGAAACAAGCCAAAATAATTAAGCGCATCGTTAGAAAACCTAAGAATATGACCTCACAAGTTATTGATGATGGAGCTGACAAGCTCTCAGCAAAGATATTAGGTAGTCATCAACGATGGACTAAATTTATTGGCAAAAACGGGAAATCTTCTTATGCATGGTTAACTTTTGTAGAGGGATCTGTAGCCGCAACAGCAAATCACGTAATGGTGATGAATGAAGGATGTGAAAAAGTACACATTTTTTACAATCCAGGCGATACAGAAGAATACAAAGAATTAATCGTGGGAGAAGTTCTCAGATTTGAAGACAGAGATCTAGCTTATGTTAGATTTACAAATTGTCAACCGTTTCCTTCACTTCGTAAGCATATTATGAAGGAGAAAATAACGGATAAAGTTACTGGCGCAGCGCGTGTGTCAGTTTCAGATGGAATGCGATCAATACATCATTCTACTTATATGGAACCTCGTACTAGGCAAACCGATCGAGCAGGTTCAGTCAGCGGATACTATGCAGTTGACCAACCAGGCGAAGATGGAGAGTGTGGAGCTTTAAACATACTCTATAACACGAAGTACGATACCAAAATAATAGGATTACATGTAGCAGCAGATTCTCATGGATCTTTGATTGCACCAATGTTTCAAGGCGAATGGGATCCACTGTTCAAGATAGTGGAACTCGAACCTGTACATGAAGTAATGAAAAACAATTGTTGTATGACCGAGATATATGTGCCCCCAGAAATCGATGTTCAGTTTGATGAAAGTCAAAGACTGCATCGTTATCATCAAGGTATGACAACAATTGCCAAAGTCAATCCAATGTTTTCTTTCCCAGGAAAAACTCAGTTGCATAAGTCCCCTATTGCAACAGGAGTTACAATTTCAACAGAGAAAGGACCAGTTCATATGGCTCCTCCTTACCCCTTAACTACGGCACCAGCGAAGTTAAGAAAAGGTTTGGATGAAAATGGAATTGAGCAAGACCCAGTTTTGCTTTCTCTTAGAAAATTTAAAGGAAAGAAAGTGCTTAAGATGCCCCCAGAATTCTATGATGACGATGTGTGGGATGGATGTTTTCCGACCTATCTCACTAATCGTGGTTTAAGAATGTTGACCATTGAAGAAGCAGTTTTTGGCTGCAAAGCACTAAATATTGATGGAATTGATATTTCTACCTCCAGCGCGTTTCCTTATGTGGCTGCAGGTATTAAGCGATCAGAACTCATCAATAAAGAAACCAAATTTATCCATCCTATGCTCCGTGCATCTGTGCAATACAGATTGGACATGGCAGCACAAGGAAAGATAGTACCTTTGGTTTGCATTGGAATACTCAAAGATGAAACTCGTGAGCTTAGTCGAGTTCATAAATATTTTACTCGAATGTTTTTGAATGGACCAATAGATCACTTGATTTTTTCTCGAATGGCGTTGGGCGCTTATGCAATCGCAGTTGAACATACTCGATTGGCAGATATTCAAGTCGGACTGAACCCTTATAGTTCTGACTGGCGAATACTTTACGAGCGCATGACACGTTTTGGAAAAGATATGGAGAACATCTTTGACAATGATACGGC